AGGGACAGGCACCGGGAGCGATCTCGTAACGCTGCGCGCCATCGTGGAGGAAGCGAGCGAACTGGGCGCGAATCGGGTGCTGCGGCGGCTGGGGCTGGAAGATGCCAAGGCGCAGGACGATATCGACGAATTGCGCGACCTGCTCGGCGCATGGCGCGCGGCCAAGGCCAGCGCGACCAAGGCGGTGGTGGACTGGATCGTGCGCGGGCTGCTGGCGGCGGTGCTGATCGGCATCGCCTTCCGTATCGGCGCGCCGGAACTGCTGCGTTGAGTATGCGGATCGCGGGTTACGCCGCGCTGTTCGATGTGCCGGACGGGGCGAAGGACACCATCCGCAAGGGTGCATTTGTGCGCACTCTGGCTGATCGCAAGGAACCGATCCCGCTATTCTGGCAGCACCGCCCCGAACAACAGATCGGCGTGATCGAACACGCCGCTGAGGACGCGCGCGGGCTGCGGGTGATCGCGCGGATCGACAACCCCGATAACCGTGCGGTGGGCGAACTTCTGGCCCAGCGGGTGAACGGATTGAGCTTCGGCTACCGCGCGCGGGCGTTCCGCAATCTGCCCACGGGCCGCGTGCTGGAAGAGATTGAGCTGCTCGAAGTCAGTCTGGTCACCCACCCGCTCCAGCACAGCGCGCGGGTGCATCTGGTGCAGTAGCTCAAGCCAACTTTAACCCCCCGCTGGCCGTCCATCAGGGCGGCCTTTTTTATGCCCGACAACCCAAAAAGGTGAATACCCCAATGGATATGCAAATCGAAACCGAAGTCCTCTCGCAGACGTTCGACCTCGTCTCGCGGCAGGACAATGCCGAACAGGCGATCAAGGTGCTGCGTTCGGATGTGGACGAGGTGAAAGCGCGGATCGACCGTGTCAGCCGCGCCGCCGCCCGCCCGGCGCTGGCCGGGATCGCGCAGAACCACACGCCGGAGGTGAAGAGCTTCATCAACGACTATCTGCGGCGCGGTAGCGAAACCGAACTGAAATCATTCAGCGGCCTCACCCCGGCGCAGGGCGGCTTTGCCGTACCGCGTGAAATCGACGCGATGATCGCCACCCAGTTGCGCGACATTTCCCCGATCCGCCGGATTGCGCAGGTGGTGCAGGTCGGCACCGCCGGTTACCGCAAGCTGATCGCCACTGGCGGCGTGGCTTCGGGCTGGGTCAGCGAAGGTGCTGCCCGCCCCGAAACCGCGACCCCCAACTTTGCCGAAATCGCGCCGCCATCGGGCGAGCTTTACGCCAACCCGGCGGCAAGCCAGGCGATGCTGGACGATGCGGCGTTCGATCTGGAAACCTGGCTGGCGAGCGAAATCGCATTCGAGTTCGCCCGCGCTGAAGGGGCTGCGTTTGTGGGCGGCACCGGGATCAACCAGCCGCTCGGCTTCCTCGGTTCGGCCAAGTCGCTGGCGGGCGATGCCGTGCGCCCGTTCGGTACCATGCAATATCTCGCTTCGGGCAATGCCACCGGCCTCAACGCCAACCCCGAAAGCAAGATGATCGACATGATGCACACGCTGCGCTCCGGCTACCGGCAGGGCGCGAGCTGGGTGATGAATTCGGCCACGCTGGCGGTAATCCGCAAGCTGAAGACGAGTGACGGCGCGTTTCTGTGGCAGCCGGGCCTGATCGAAGGCCAGCCGGACCGGCTGCTCGGCTATCCGATCGTCGAGGCGGAAAACATGCCGGATATTGCGGCGAGCACCTTCCCGATTGCGTTCGGCAATTTCAAGCAGGGCTACCTGATCGCGGAACGCAGCGCCACGCAGATCCTGCGTGATCCGTTCACCAACAAGCCGTTCGTGCATTTCTACGCCACCAAGCGGATCGGCGGGCAGGTGCTCGATTCGGCGGCGATCAAGCTGCTGAAGATCGAAGCGTAAACAGGCTTTGGTCCCGGGCCGGTGGGCGAAATAGCGCCCCCGGCCCCGCGCGCCCGCCCTCGCCGCAATCCCCCTGCCGCGTGCGGCGGGCGCGCCTTTTCCATTCCATCCGACAATAGGGAGACCGCCATGCAGCGGGCAATCGTCACGCCGGCCATCCTGCCCAGTGCGGCTCTGGCAGAACTCAAGCAGTGGCTCGCGATCACCAGCACGCGCGAGGATGCTGCGCTTACGCAGTTGCTGCGCGCCGCGCTGGATATGTGCGAGGGGTTTACCCGCGCCGTACCGCTCGAAACCACTTACGAGGAAGTGCTGCCCGCCGCTTCGGGGTGGCAGGTGCTCGGGCTGAACCCGGTGCGCTCGATCACGGGCGTGCAGGGTATTGCCGCCGATGGTGCGCGGTTCGCGGTCCCGGCAGGGCAATACCGGATCGACATCACGTTCGATCAGATCGGGCAGGTTAGCCTGATCAACGCCTCGGGCGCGGCCCGGATTGCGGTGACTTATACCGCCGGGCTGGCCGCAACATGGGACACGCTGCCCGCCGCGCTGCGCCACGGGCTGATCCGGCTGGCCGCGTTCCACTTTCGGGCGCGCGAAACCGATCCGGGGCGGGCCGTGCCGCCAAGCGCGATTTCGGCGCTGTGGCAGCCGTTCCGCCGGATGCGGCTGGCATGAGCGGGCCCGACAACGGCTTTGTCGCCCGGATGGCGGAACGGGCGCGGCGCGCGGTGGAAGCGCGCATCCACAGCCGCCGCGTTGGCGCTGCTGGCCGCTGGCGGCGTGCTGCGCTGCTGTGGCCCATGTTTGGCGGGGAGCGATAGGCGATGGAAAACACCCTGCGCAGCGCGCTGATCGCATGGCTGGCGGCTGACCCGGCGCTGGCCGCTACACTCAACGCGATTACCGAAGAAGTGCCGACCCGCACCTCCGCTCCGTGGCTCGGCATTGCCGCCAGCGCCAGCACCGACTGGAGCACCAAGGACCGCAAGGGCCGCGAAGTGCGTATCGCGCTCGAACTGCACACGCGGGGGGAGGAGGCGACCGAAACCGGCACGCTGATGGCGCTGATCGAGGACCGGATTGCCGCGCTCCCCCCGGCGCAGACAGCCTTCCGCATCGTCAGCGCCACCTTCCTGCGCGCCCGCGTGGAACAGCGCGCCCGGCACGAACGGGCGGTGCTGCTCGAATACCGTTTCCGCCTGCTCGCCAACTGATCCCCAAATTACGGAGAACCCCCATGCCTGCACAAAAAGGCTCTGCCTTCCTGCTCAAGATCGGCAACGGCGCATCGCCGGTTGTCTACCAAACCGTCGCCGGGCTGCGCACCACCCAGATGTCGATCAACGGCGATGCCGTGGTCGTTACGCATAAGGACAGCGGCGGCTGGCGCGATATTCTGTCCGGCGCGGGCACGCGCTCGGTGTCCGTCAGCGCGGCGGGGATTTTCCTCGGCAGCACTGCTGAAGCCGCCGTGCGCGCCAATGCGCTGGCGGGCGCGGTGAACGATTATGAACTGTCGTTCGAGGACGGCGAGAAGCTGCGCGGCAAGTTCCTTGTCCAGCGGCTCGATTACGCGGGCGATTTCAATGGCGAGCGCAATTACACGCTGCAGCTCGAAAGCTCCGGCGCGGTGGTGCCCGCATGACCGACGTGACCGCGAACGCCGCGCGCGGCGAAGCGCTGCTCACCATCGCCGGGCATAGCCATTTGCTGCGCCCCTGTTTCACCGCGCTGGTCGCGGCAGAGGAAGAACTCGGCCCGCTATTCGCTCTCGTCGAACGTGCGGGCGGCGGCCAGCTTCGGCTGGGCGAGATCGCCAGCCTGTTCTGGCACTGCATAGCGGATCGCGGCGGGCTGACCCGCGATGAAGTGGGCGAGGCGGTAATGGCGGTGGGGCTGGCCGGGGCGGCGGTGCCGCTGCGCGCGGTGCTGCATCAGATTTTGCAGGGACGCCCTTCGGCAGGCTCAGGACAGGGCATGTGAGCGAGGCATTCGCCGGCTGCGCCGTGCGGCTGGGCGGGCTTGTGTGCCGGCAGCTTGGCTGGCGACCGGCGGATTTCTGGGCAGCGACGCCAGCCGAAATCGCGGCGATTTTCACCGCTGACACCGCCCCGCCCGATGACGGCGTGAGCCGCACCGAACTCGAACACCTGATGGAGCGCGACCGACATGGATGACGAAATCGAAACGCTGATGGTGGAAGTGCGCGCCAGCACCAGCGGGTTCAGCGCCGATATCGAGACGATGCGCGGCGCGGTCGACACCTCGCTGACCGACGGCTTCGCCCGTGCGGGTACTGTGTTGGAACGCGGATTGCTCGGCGCGATCCGCAAGGGCAGCCTGGGGTTTGACGACTTCAAGCAGATCGCGCTGCGGACGATGAACGAAATTGCCGCGTCGGCGCTGCAAAGCGGGATGGCGAACATCTTTGGCGGGGGTGGCAGCGGCGGCGGTTCCAGCGGCGGCGGGATGTCGAATTTCGGCGCGCTGTTCCAGGGGCTGTTCAGCATTCTCGGCCTCCCCGGACGGGCGACCGGCGGCCCGGTTTCGCCCGGCCGGCCGTTTCTGGTGGGCGAGCGCGGGCCGGAATTGTTCGTGCCGACATCCGCTGGCCGGATCGAAGCCGGTCCGGGCGGAAGCGGGCGCGATGTGCGGGTGGCGATCAATCTGGCCGCACCGCGCGGCACCGATAGCCCGGTGATGCTGCGCCGTAGCACCCGCCAAGTCGCCAGCGCCGTGCGCCGCGCGATGCGGCAGGCTTGAAGGGGAATATAGATGGCATTCTGGCTCGCCAAATCCCGCCACGGGCAGGATTCGGACTTTCTTCAGCGGTTCGATCCGCGTTTCTGGACGGTCGATTTCCCGCGCCCGACAATGGCCGCGATCACCGCGACGGCACATGACGCGCTGCGGGTGGACTGCGAAATGCATCATGCCGATGCGCTGGTCGGGCTGATCTGGGACAGCGTGGACCGGTTCGATCACCCGCTGCTCGGTTATGAAACCGACCGCGATTATTCGCGCACCACGCTCAGTTTCCGGTGGCGATCAGCGGGCGTGTTGCCGCTGGATGCGGTGAACGGGCCGACCTTGACGATCGAGGGGCGCGATGCGGCGGGGGCTGCGCGGACGTGGTTTGTGCGGATCTGGAACTATGCCGATGGCGCACCTGATGATGCGCAGATCGTGCTGCCGTTCTCGGACCTGCGCGGCGGGTGGGATGCGGACGGCGAACTGGTCCATCCGGGCGATATCGACCGGATGTTCCTCTC